AACTTAACAACCAAGCCCAAATCGGCAAGTCTGACTTGATTGTGATTGGTATCTATGACACTTATCACAAATCCAGTTGGAATATCAACGTCTAAAGCTTGTTTAAATCTTAAGTAACCTTCTGTGGAATTAGGATGAATGGATTGTCCCGTACCCGTCCATTGTCCGATTTCAAATTCAGATAATTTAAAAACATATCCATTGATTTCAACTTCTAACTCGGAAAGTTCCGCTGTCAGGCTCTTGCGGCTATTCGGGTTGACCACCGCATCAGTTATAGTAGCCGGGAATATGGTTTGCCCACCCTTGGTCAGTTTATGCATTTTTACCATATTGTATTCTATTATTCGCCTAAGTTCCGCCGGAACTTGGCCCGTTGTTATTTTATGTAATTATTTATTAATCTTAAAATCACTCAGCACATCATCATACTCCTTATCTGACAGAGATACGCTCTGCACCGCATTGTATGCGGCATAATCCGAATAGGGAATGATCTCCGCTGTGCTCTCATCCGTCTTGCCGGAAACGAGGATAACACCTGTAATCTCCACCGATACAAGATTGCAGATACCATCGGCAAAATCAGCATCAGAAAGATAGTATTCGCGTTTGACCGACAGAGTGCCAGGACGGAGTCCATGCCTGTCAAAAATGACCAGCAGACTACCATCATCAAGCCTACGGCAGTTCTTGTACCCGTGCCCGTCAAACTCCGCA